TCAATAAGCATTAATGCTGCTTCATATATGTCATGAGGAATAACCTTATATCCTGATTCAAGCAAGAATAGATAGTCCCATCCTTCTGGGAAAGCTGCTCCAGTTGAGAATGTATATGCATTTTCGCTATAGTCTGTATCATAAACATTAAATGAATCTGATGAGGCAGTATTAATAGTTAAGCTTTTTTGCTCAGATCTATTTCCAATCATTCCTGGAGTTTCTGTATTTTTCATGATAGCAGTTTTATCTTTTGTTAATTCGTACACCCATTCACCAAGAACAGGAGATGCTAAGCTTGCATCATAAACTAATAATGAGTTTTCATATGCCTTTAAAATCTTATAAACTCTTTCCCAGATAGGAAGGTAGTCTGTTCCTTGCCCAGTCTGATCAAGCCACTCAGCCTTATAATAAAATCCACCTGTAACTGAATCAATTATTGCTCTTGCAATTCTTTCATATTTAGCATATTCTGCAACCTCAGAGGCTGTTGTTCCTAGCATAGCAGGGTTTACATATGGTCTTCTTATTTCTAAATTATCTTCAACAACTATTGAGTCTTGGTCTACTGTTTCCTGATAAACAACTAAATAATAACTGTCATCATACTTAGTTAAATCTCCAGCAATCTCTATAGAAATTTTTGAGTCTGCAGAGGACTCTACTTCGTACTCTGCAAGTATATCATTTCTGTCTTTATCTTTGATTTCTACTATATGATCCGTGTTTGGCTCTGCAACGGTATAGGTAACAAGAATAGGATATGGTGGGACTCTTAAGGCTTCCATGGTTTACTTACCGTATGCTCTCTTCACTTCTTCTGGAGAAGCTGTGCGTACAGACTTGTTTGTTATCCATTTATCAGCATCCTCCTTAGTGACTATGTTGTACCCCCTGGTTAGTTCACCAACACCATTCCAGCTAAGGTTACGAACTGAATAGATTGCTACCTTTTCTGTTGACTCTGGCTTGCTAACTACTATCTTTGATGACTCTTTAGGAACAAAGCTAAATATTACTTCTAAAATATCATTTTTTGTACTTACCCCAAATAGGTCAATGTTATTTTTCTTCGCATATGACCTTAACTCAAACACGGTTTTACTTTTTAAATCTTCAATTAATGACATTGTATCCTCCACTGCTATTATATCAGAATATGACAAAGGAGGGCAGATCTCTCTACCCTCCTTGTCTTGGAATCAAATATTATGATTCTGATGCTGCATCTGCATAAGCAACTGCATCAAGCTCTTCCCATTGAAGACCGAAACGAACGAATACTGTGTATTCAATTGTATCTTTCTTTGGCTGGTAAGTACGGTTTACAGTGATATCACGCTGGAATCCCCATACACGGTTTGAAGGGAATGTAAGATCTACATAGCCTGCTGGGTAGTATGGAACTTCCTGTACGTCAACACCAAGAACACGTGTTGTACGTGCTCCACCAAATGTCTGTGCTCCACCATCTAGGTAAGCCTGACGATTAGCTTGTGTTGATCCTGCGATCTGTCCTGCAAATGCTTCTGCAACTGCATCAGCAAGTGTACCGTTATTCTTAACGATTCCCTGGAATGCATCTGTACCAGCATAGAACTTTAGGTTGTTCTTGATAGCACGGTACTTACGTGGCATTGCTAGGATAATATCCTGCATAACTTCTGGTGTCCATGCGTTATTTGATACAGTAACGATTGACTCGTGTGCATCTCCATCAGTCTTAACGCGATTTACGAAACCGTCCATGATTGAAAGGAAATCGCCTGTTGCACCATCACCATTAATGGCAAGGTCTTCAATATCGTTTGCGAATGCATTTGTCATCAAGCGAACTAGATGATCTTCAAGTGCTGCGCCTTCAATATTGTCTTCAAGTGCTTCTGTTGAAACTTCCCAGTCAAGACGAATCTTCTTGGTTGTAAGTTCTACCTTAGAGAATGTTGCACCTGCATTTGTGAATGTAGGTTGTGCCTGTGCTGCTGCACGAATGACACGCTCTCCAACGTTGACCTTCTCAAGTTCCATTGTGTTAGCACGCATTGTAACTCTACGACCATCCTTGGCTAGTACAGTTGCATCCCATACATAATCAATGAAGCGACGAGCCTGTTCTGGTGCAAGGATACCGCCAGGTGTACCTGATGGGTTTACTGCGTTTGCGCCTGTTGTTACTCCAAAGTTCGCTGTGGCAATGTTACCAAGTGACTCTGCTGGAGATAGGGCTCCAAGAGGTCCTCGTGCTGTTGCACCTCCGATTCCACCTGATACGGCAACGCCGTCACCAGTTGGGTGAGAAAAAGACTTTTGAAGCTCTGTGTTTGTTGTTTCTGACATATTGTTCACCTCCTAGTGATTTTGTTTTAGTTAAATAGGTCGGAATTTGTGAGGAAACGTCCGCCCCATAGGGATTTCTGAATCACTTTAGGTGATTCCTGTACAATCTCGCCGAGATCGCCAGACTTGCGGAAAGCGGTGTCTGCAACTACGGCATCAACGGTCTTTCCAAATTCATTAAAGCTTCCCTTAACTTCCTTAACTTCCTCTGTTACGGATTCAAGAGACTTTGTTATTGCATCAACATTGGCTTGCATAGCCTTTACTGTTGCTGCAAGATCGCTCAAGGCATTAGTTACAGAGTTCTGAATTTCAGAAACTGCCTTAGCAACTTCTGCTGTTGCTGTTGCAACCTCAACGATTGCTTCGTCAGCCTTCTCTGTTACTTCTTCAATAGAAGGAGCACTAACCTCTTCAACAACTGCATCTGACTTTTCTGCTACAACTTCTTCTGTAACTTCTAGTGACTTTGCAACTGCCTCTGCAGGAGCCTCTGGAGCAACCTCAACTTCATTAACTTCTGGAGTTGCTTCTGCAACTACTTCTGTATTTTCTGTCATAGGATTATCCTCCTTTGCTATCTTAATTGTTCTAATGCCTTTTGCACTATCAACTAAGAACTTTATCATTTCTGTTTTTTCTGAATCATTTTTTTCAACAAAACCAATGTTTTTCATTTCTTCGCCAGTGACTGGACTTATCTCTGATTCATTTGCTGACAAAGTTACTAAGCCAGACTCTGAGTCATAAAATACATTTTCAACAACTAAGTTAGCTGATGATCCTGTTAGTGTGTCTACTCCGTTAACCTTTTCAACGGATACAATATTTGCAAATTGATTTGCTGGGGAATCTACAAGACTCAACTCAATCAAATCATATTCTTTAATAACTCTAATTGTTTTATCTGATTTTTCATCATATGCATCGTCCCACTTATTCATTCGTCCCCCAATAGAAAAACCAGTGTAGGTTCCATCAAGAACCTTCTCCCATGCATCCTGTGCGCCCTTTGAGATATACGCTGATACAAAAACACCCTTATAAAATTTCTTTGATTCTGGATCAAAATATTTTTCTTCTTTAAATGAAACCATCTTGCCTACTGCTGATGGCTGGTGCATTTCTCTGATGTTGCCACGGAACTTAGCAAAAGCCTCCATAGAAGCTTCAGTAGTTACAATGTCATCTTGCTTATCAAGGTTGTCCAAAGAAGCAAAGCCAGAGACAATACGCTTCTCTTTATCTACCTTTGTAAGTGGCATTGACAGACGTACATTATCGCCGTCTGTTGACCAATGTGCTTTATTTATATTCATGACGATTCTATTATACCAAACCTTTTAAACTATTTCTCAACTATTGAGACGCTCTACCTTCACCCTGTGGATTACGTCCAGTTGTGGTTGCAGGTCCATCAGATTGGCTATTGTTTCTTTCAGTATCTCTTGCTCTGTTGCCAGATGCATTTGCTCTAGAATCTGTTGCTTGTCTTGGAGACATTTCAAATGGAGTATCTCCGCCTGGATGCTGTGGAAGACCAATTGCTTCACGAGCCTCATTAGGCATCATAACTTGAGTCTTTACATATCGCTCAAGAATTTGTGATTGAGTAATTTCATCTGTAAGTGTAAGTTCGTTAAACTTTAACTCAAGTATGTCTGTTTTTTCTTTAATGATCTTGTTGATAACTTTATTTAAGTGCCCTTGTGCAGGACGTGAAACCTGTTCCTTAAATGTTCTATCTTGTGCAATTGATGCTGCGATTGCTGCTGAATCAGTACCGCCAAGTTTTGAAATTGGCACCTGATGAGCAACAAGAATATCATCACGATTTTGCTTGCGGTATTCCTTGAATGAGCCATCTTGTATTCCGTTTTCAATTGGCTCCATTTTGAACTCAACCTTGTTCTGGTCAGTATCTCCAGGAAGAGGAATATAAAGGGTTCTATGAGACTGTGCCTTAAGGCCTGTCTGCAAGAAGCGGAACATCTTGTCCTCTGCTTCTCCAGAAAGCTTTGCGCCCTTTAAGGTTACGACATATCTTGGAACAGCCTTATTCTCAAAGTAGTCAATGTTATATTGTGATGCAAGTTGATCACCAATAAGTGAAGGAAGTGCTGCAATAATATCAGGAATTCCATAGAAAGTGTTTAGTGGAGAATACTCCTTGATATGAATAATCTCATTTGGACGTGGATCTTCTGTGACTGGATTAGGATTGGTTGCACCAAAGTTTCTAAAGTAAACAATCTTTTGTGAAATGATCTGCATATATCCATCACGCAAACGGCGAACACGAATTGTAGTTGATGGTATATGACCAACATATCCAATGTCTCCATTTACTGTACGACCTATTTCAAGGTATCCATTTCCAGTAGACTCAACGTCTGTGTAAACCTTTTCCATTGTCTTTGTAAATGAATCATCATCATTAAGGTTTTCTAGCCAGTCACGCATTTCAAGCTTCATTCTTTCCATACGCTTCCGTGCTTTATCTATAGCGCTTTGTTCCTTACCCTCAAAAGAAAGCATGGTGCGGTCTGTTGCTTCAAATGAATATCCAAGACCAACAATATTTGCAACCTTTGCATCAATAGCAGCGTGGTTAGCAAAAGATGTATCATAAAAATTTGCAAGTTCATATAGATTATATGGAGGAGTAATTACATCAAATAGTCCATAACCATTTCTGTATACCGTTCCAGGATTGATCTGCTTTGATGAAGCATCCACACCTGATGGTGTAACATTTGCAGAATCTAGATATGCTGCATTGTTTACATCTGCAAACTTGTTAAGGTTTCTTGCTGTTCTACGACGAAAGTTTTGTTCTAATCCAGAAAAGTCTTTAAGCATGTCCCAAGATTTATTAAACGGGTCTTGCTCTTTAAAAGAGTTTACCGTTTCTTCTTGTGTATTTAAACTTGCAGAAATATACTGATATTCTTCATTAGCCATTTTCGTACGCTTCTCTTCCATGTGTCTCAAGTGTATCTTTTGCAGCTTTCCAAGCACCTAAGTCATTTTTAGAAGGTATCAAACCACTGACCATACGATCAAGTTGTTCTGAATGTTCTTCTTCTGAAATACGTGTTAGCCCAGGAACAAATATTACTTCTCCATCTCCTGCATCGCCATAGTGCTTTGCTGCATTCTTTAGCTCAGTCATCTTAGAGATATCATTACGCATAGACTCAATATTTAAAACATTACCATTACCGTCAGTAAACCAGCGACCATTTGCTTTTTTGTAAACATACAAGCCCCAGTCATAGTTCTTTTCAATGACCTTTTTGCGTACATTTCCAACAATTGGTAAACCAGTCTTTTGATTAATTAATGGATTAGTTGTATTACTCATAACCATAAGTATACCATAATCATGTTAAAGTGAACCAGTTGTAACCATTAGTATAACTTGATCTCACATGCGTCTGTGGAACAGTAGCTCTCGCCTTCAGCCTCAAGATTCTCTACACCATCATAAATAGCAGACCAATCAATTTTTCCAATTGTTCCTACGTATGAGTTGTATTCTTCTCGTGAGATTTCTGTATATGGTTGCTGTGGATAAGTTTTATTTCCCATTGGAAGGAATGAAACCGCCTTCAGTTGACCTTCATACATATTAAGTGCTGGAGCAACAAACTGCTTTTCTGTTTCCTTATCAAAAGATAATGTTACAGAAACACCATTGTCTGACCAGTACTTCTGAGCAGTTGCTGCCAAACCAATCTTTTCAAATAGGCTAACCTGCTTTTCAGCACGCTTATGTCCAGATGCTACAGGGAAATATACTACTGATGTATTTGCTGATACAAGGTCTTTTTCAATCTTATACCCCGCAGCTTTGAAAAGATGAAGCATTGGGTCTTGATCACCAAAACGAATAGCACGCAAATAAAATTCTCCTCCAGGACCCCAGTGAACTCCAGGAGTTGCACCAGAAAGTAGTGATACTGAACCTGATGGCTTGACGGTAGTTACACGAACTGACTCACGAACACATAGCCATTCTGAATACTGATGATCATATTTACGAATTGTGTTATAACCATCATCCATCCATTCACGTGTTGTTGGCAAACCATATTGGTCAGCAAATGCAGCAATACCTGTTAAAGATGTACCAATACGACGATTACGTTGCATAATACCGTTTGTTATTGGCCAATGTGTTGGCATAAGAGTTACAGTCTTTCCATAAAGATATGCAAACTTCAATGTCTTGAGGAAGTCCTCCTTAGATTCATGACGATTTAAATGCACTTCTACAAGTGTACATAATTCGTATGACTCTAATGGCTGCTCCGCACAAGGATTGAATCCCATAATACGGGAATCCTTATAGTCTGGTGCATCTGCAAGGCGACCATAATCTCTTGCAACTCCAAGCCAAATAAATCCTGGCTCTCCATTATCTGCAATTAAATCTACATAGTCTTCATATTTTGTTCCAATTTCAGCAGCAATGGAATTATTTGACATCCATGCCCAGCCTGGCTTTTCTGGATCATATGAGTTTCTTTCTGGAAATACTTCTGGATTCTTAAGATTAATAAATCCATCATCTTCTGGAGTTCCAAGTGCAAGAGTAGCAGAACGACGAACATTTCCAGAAACAACACATGTACCAATTAAGTTTACGGTATCAACAATTGCACGACTATCTAGAAATTCTCCAGCTCTAGAACCAATTACATTACGAATACGTGTATGGAGATCAATAAGTGGTGCTGGACCGCTGGCTACCCCTCCAAAGCCCTTAATAGGTGCTCCTAGAGGACGTATAAGGTCATAGTTAAATAATTGAATTGGTTGATTTTGACGAAGGAATGAGTTAATTAAAAGACGAACTGATTCTACCCATCCTTCACGGGTATCAGGAATATCATAAGTTGATGCTGGTTCAGTTGGAGCATAAATTGCCATCTTCTTGTCTTGTCCAAGAGTATCAAATCCAACTCCAATGCCTAACATTAAAGCATCCATTACCCAAGCAAATAATGCACCAGGATCATTGCGATCAAGGTCTCTAGTTGAAACCATTGCACAATTTTGAAGGGAAGCAGAGTTACGCTTCTCCATAGTCATAGGTGTACCAAATGCCCAAAGACCACGGCCTGGTGGGGTCCACTTTAGTTCAAACATTCTTTGAAAAGCTTCTTGTGCAGACTTCTGTGCTTTATTATCATTCCATGGTAAACGGTTATCTTTAGCATGATTCTTTTGAACTGAATACATACCTTCAATTACACGACGGCATACTTCATGCCAGCGTTCTTTAGTCCCATCTTCCTTAACACGAGAATATGTACGAATAAATGTTATTTCTCCTAACGAGTTAGATCCTGCATCTGAGAATCCAAATGGTGCTGGAGTTAACTGATATTTATTTACAAATTCTTCTGATAGACGAAAAGAAAATACGCTTTCTGACATTTTATATACCTTTCAAAGTAAAATTAGATGAGTACTTCATGTTTTCTGAAGTAGTACCTAAGTATAACATACTTTAAAAAGAAAAACACGCTCATAAAGAGCGTGTAAATCTTTAGTATAGAGTTAGCACTCTATTATTTTATAAGTACTATGCTGTTAAGTCTCCGACTACAACCCATGTATCTGTAAGACGCTTAATTAATGTTACTGATGACCACTGGGCACGTAACTTTAATCCAGGTGTTCCATTTATAGTAACGCCTAATCCAGCAGTAATTGTTGTTTGACCTGCTCCAGTTTGTAGAACTGTAATTTGTGATCCTACTGGAAAATCAACTGATGAGCTTGGTGGAACTGTTAAAGTATTTGCAGATGCATTACTGATTTCAACAAGCTTTCCTTTATCTGCAAGAGCTAAAGTATAAGATGCTGACTGTGCATTAGTTGCAATATCAGAAAGTATTAAGTTACCAGTTCCAATTTCATCAGTAACCATTGATGCAAGATTTGCAGATGATGGAGTTGTAAGGAATGTTGCCACGCCTGTTCCAAGGTTTGCAATTCCAGTTGCGACTGGCAATCCCGTTGCATTTGTTAATGTTGCAGATGCTGGAGTTCCTAATGCTGCACCATTTGGGATTGTTACAGTTCCAGTAAATGTTGGAGAAGCAAGTGGTGCCTTTTCAGACAAGCTTGTTGAAAGCCCTGAAATCTTAGACTGAGCAATTGCTGCTGAAGCATTAATATCTGCATCAACAATTGTTCCATCCTCAAGCATTGCGGATGTGATTGCTCCAGTTGCAATAGATAGTGTTCCTGGAGTTGCCTCTGTCAAACCAGAACCTGCAACAATTGTCTTACCTGCATTAAACTCTGTGTAAGAAATATTGTCTGTTCCGATTACGATTGGATTTGCTGTTGAGTTATTGATAAATCCAATAGCAGCATTTGTTGTACCGTTTTGAACAAATGTAAAGTCACCTATCTTCATTTCTCCAGTTGGGTTGTTATCAGCATCTGATGCACGAGTTAAAACCCACTTAGATCCTGCGCTTCCAAGATCTGAAAGAATATAAATACCATTTTGCTTAGCATCTGACTGATTCTTTACAAGAATACGATCATACTGAGTAAATGATGAGTGTCCGTCAATTGTTGGCCATGCTGCATTTGCAGATGCTGTAAGAGTCGCTCCTATACCACCTGTACCATTATTATAGTCTGCTGAAAGAGCAGAAGTTGTTGCAACATGGACTGCCTGATGAAAGTTAATTCCAGCAGTTACGTTATCAACATACAGTTTAGTTGCTGCGTGTAAATCTGAAGTAGGAGCACCTGAAAGTGTAAGTGCCCCTGTCATTGTTCCACCAGTTTTAGACAGCTTATCGTCTAACTGAGTCTGGATTGCTGAGGTTACGCCGTTTACATAGCCAATCTCAGTTGCTGAAACGTCCCCAACTGATGTTGTTGAGGGAAGTACAACTGTGCCAGTAAATGTAGGACCAGCAAGGTTTGCCTTTAGATCAAGAGCGGTTTGTTGAGCAGTTGAAACTGGCTTTGATGCATCTGCTGTGTTATCAACGTTTGCTAAACCAACCATAGACTTTGTAATTCCGCTAACTGTTCCTGTAAATGTAGCACCTGAAAGACTGGCTTTTAAATCAAGAGCAGTCTGTTGGGCTGTTGATACTGGCTTATTAGCATCTGAGGTGTTATCTACATTGCCTAGGCCTACATCTGATTTAACTAGACCAGATGGAGTGGTAATTGTCTTGTTTGTAAGAGTTTGAGTTCCAGTTGTTGTTACAAGAATACTGGTATCTGCAATTCCATGAATATCTGTTGTATCTGAAGCATGAGAAGAAAGCGATGTAGATGCTGCTGTAGAGGCTGCAGTATCAGCATAAGTCTTTGTAGCAAGTGCTGAAGTATCTGCTATTCCATGAACATCTGTAGCATCTGAAGAGTGATTAGAAACCGCTGTATCTGCATACGTTTTTGTAGCCAGTGCTGAAGTGTCTGTAATTCCATGAACATCAGTTGTGTCTGAAGAGTGAGTAGAAACTGCTGTATCAGCGTAGGTCTTTGTAGCAAGGTCTGCTGTGTTTGCAATACCATGAACAGAAGTTGTGTCTGAGCTATGTGTCCCTATTTCATTGGTTACATGTTCTTGTGTAGCCAGTGTTCCTGTTGAATCTGGAAGAGTTAGTGTTCTATCTGCTGTTGGGTCAGTTACTGTAAGAATAGTCTCAAAGTCATTTGCAGTTGCACCCTCAAACACCATTCCTGTTGTAGCATTAATTGTTGTACTGTTAATAGTAGTAGTTGTACCACTTACAGTTAAGTTTCCTGAAACTGTAACATTTCCGCTACCGTCGGCTAATACTACTGTTCCTGTTGCATCTGGAAGAGTAATTGTGCGGTCAGCAGTTGGGTCTGTTATTGCAACGGTAGTCTCAAAGTCATTTGCAGTTGCACCCTCAAATGTAATGCTTGAACCAAAAGCAGGATTTACTGTTGAACTAGCATCAATGAAGTAATCAAGGTTTATCCAGTGATTTGTTCCATCACCAATTTTAAATTTATTTGTATCGGTCTCATATCCGATTTCACCTGCGTTGAGGATTGGGCCATTGCCAGAATTTGTTGAAACCCATTGTGCAGCAGTACCTCTGCGCTGTTGCATTCTTGTTGCCATTTATAGTCTCCTCTTTAGGTGTCTTATAGTATTATATCAGATAATTAACTAAAATTATCTAATGGGCTTCCGCCGTCGTAGCTGTTATTCCAGTAGTCTGAATCATAGAATCCTGCAATTTCAGTTGATGTAAATATTGAATCGTAGAAACCTGCATCTTGAAATATTGAAACAATAAGTCCAGTTCCGTCAATTGCAGTATCGTGAATATGTTGTCTTAGATCAGCGGTATCTGAAAATGTTGCAATCATAATCCAGTCAGCAGCATCAGTAGAATATACAGAGATATGACGCGATACTGTATCAAACCATAATTGCCCATTTACTGGAGTTGCTGGTGATGTTGATGATGGGGTTGCAACAGGTGCTCTTGTGTCTACATAAAGTTTTGTTGTTGCATGTGTGTTTTCGGTAGGAGTAGCAACTGTAACAGTTCCTCCAAAAGTACCGCCTTGGTTTACATCTAAACCATGCTTTACTTTAAAATCTTTATTTACAGTTGCCACTTCTATCCTCTTTTCTTAATTATGCTTCAATATAGGTCTTGCTTACCTTAACAGCTGTATCTGCTGCTGCTGCAGTAACTTGAAGAAGAACATTTCCACCGTCATAAACAGCGTTTGTTGTTCCTAGTTCACCATTACTTTGTACATTAGCGTACTCTGTTACATAAACATTGTTTGATCCGTCTATTGCTACCAACATTTCAATTACTTCAATGTCAGTACCCTTTTTCATTTGAATTACATACTTAGCAGCAGTATATGTTGATGCTGAGAATGTATCAATTGTTGTTGCTGAAGTTCCAGCAGTTGCTAGAGCAGAACCAACAAGAGCATCTGGAAGTACTACAGAACCAGCAGTTAGTGCTCCTGATCCTACAGACAGTGCTGCAAATGTTGGAGATGCTGCAGAGTGAATGTCTTGTGGAGTAGATAGTGTAACTGATCCAGTTGCAGCAGATACTGATACCTGATTTGTAGTTCCAGTAAGTCCTGTTACACCTGAGTTAGAAATTGCACCAGTTGTATCGTTATATGAAAGGCCTGTTCCTACGGCATTTCCAATAGCATCCTGTGCACGTTCATCAGTAAAGTACTTGTTTGTAGAACCTTCTGAAATGTCATCTGATCCAAGAGTGCGAGTTCCACCAAGTGATACTGATGTTCCGTTAATTGTGATTGCAGAATTTGACAAAGCATTATTTGGAATGTTTGTAAGTGTATTTGCTGAACCACTAATTGACTTGTTTGTTAGTGTTTGCGCTGTACTTAAATCTGCTGTAATAGTTGTATTAATACTAAATGAATTACCAGTTAGTGTTAAACCATTACCTGCTAAATATGTACCAGCACCTGAGAACTGTGTAAATGCAATTGCATCTGTTCCAATTGTTGCTGGACGATTTGTTTGGACCCAACCAGTTCCACCATTTTCTGTACCAGAATAAACAAATATAAAGTCGCCTGAGTCAACTTCTGATGCTGTATCAAAGTCTGTAGCACGAGCTGGTTGACCAGATGCTGCTACTACGTAAATACCGTTTTCAGATTGTGTTGTCTGATTCTTAACAAGAATACGATCTCCAGTTGCAAGAGTAACTCCATCAAGAGTGTCTCCATTTTCAAGAGCGTTTGCTAGGTTAACGTTTACTGTTGTTGCTGCACGAGCTGATTCATGAACATGAAGACCTTCTGTTGCTGCATCTACATAAGCCTTTGTTACAGCATCTGTTCCATCAGTTGGTGTTGCGAGGTTTGTGATTTTTTGGCTGTTTAAAGATACTGCACCATTTGGAACACCTACAGAGTTTAGTGTGAATTCTGAAGGGTCTACAGAAATTGCTCCTGTTGAATCATCATAGTCAAGGCCATTGCCTACAACAGTTCCGATAGCATCTTGCGCTCTTTCGTCTGTGAAGTACTTGTTTGTTGAGCCTTCTGCAATATCATCAGATCCAAGAGTACGTGAACCACCAAGAGATGTTGATGTACCATTAATTGTAATTGCTGAGTTTGAAAGCTTTTCATTTGCGATTGATCCTGCAAGCATTGTATTTGTTACAGAACCTGTATCACCAGTTGTAACAACAGTACCAGTTACGTCTGGAAGAGTAATTGTACGATCTGCTGTAGGATTTGCTACTGTAAGTGTTGTCTCGTTAGCATCTGCTGATGAACCTTCAAAAACAATACTTGAATCTGAAAGTGCAAGTCCTGAAACTACTGGGCTTGTAAGTGTCTTATTTGTAAGAGTTTGTGTATTTTCTGTTCCAACTACCGCACCTGTTACACCGTGTGCTGCTGTTGATCCTGTGTGTGTTGAAAGATCTCCAGCAACTGCTGATGCTGAACCGTATGCATCATAAGTATTTGCTGTTACAGAGATTGCACCTGTTGAGTCTGTATAAGTAAGGCCAGTTCCAACTGCATTACCTACAGCATCTTGTGCTCTTTCATCTGTGAAGTAAAGGTTAGTTCCTTCTTCAATATCAGTTGTTGAAATTCCATTGACTGCTGATGTAATATCTGAAGTAAGTGCTACTGTACCAGTTGCATTTGGGAATGTAATTGTACGGTCAGCTGTTGGATCAGCTACTTCAATTGTTGTTTCGTAATCATCTGCTGTTGTGCCTTCAAATGTAATTGAAGAACCAAAAACACCAACAGCTGCTGGTGCTGCCCACTCAACTCCGTATGTTGCACCTGAGTTTGCTGTAAGTACTTGACCGTTTGTACCAATGCCTAAACGTGCTACTGCATCGTCTGCACTACCAACAATCAAATCACCTTTAGCGTCAACGACACCTGCTGTGATAATATTCTTTCCATTAACAGTCGCGGTTGATCCCTCAACCACCAGTCCTGCTTTTACTCTAAAATCTTTTGTTACTGTTGCCATTTTTATCTCCTTTAGGTTAAGCCTTCAAACCAATACGCAAATAGCGCAAGGTTATAGGGGTCAATCCACCCACTGGAATTACAGTTAGTGAAACTGTATTTCCTGCTCTAGACACGGAGATGGTGCCAATATTCCCATCATTGTCTACTGTTCCATATTCACTAACGCTTACATCTGTAGCATCAGGGACTATAGTTAATTCTGTAGCGTAATATTTATTATCGCCACCAGAAACTTTTTTAATTGAGATCAAATATTTCACCGATCTCCACTCACTTGCTAAAAAGTTATCAAAAATTGTTGAGTTCTCAATACCGTTGATTGTAGTCTCATTATTTCCGTCTGAACCAAGGTCTGTTGATCTTGCAGAGGTGCTGTCAATCAAATCTTCATAATTTGTTTGACTTGGACGATCTCCAGTTTGAAAAAGACCCTTGATGCTTGAAATTGATAATTTAGCCATATGTGAATTATATCATAAGATATTAAAGTATATAGTTAGAGAAACCAATAATCTGCAAAGGAATCGCTGGTACATTGCCAATAGATGTTGGTATCTGTATTGCTGTAAGTCTTATTCTAAATGGTAGGACTGAGTTTATACTTACCCCACGAATTGGTTGGGTAATTTCTACATTTGGAGCATAAACTCTTTTAATGTCTGTTGTAAAAACTGGTGTATTATTATTTATAACAACTGTTGCCATTAGTTTGTAACATCCTCAAGGAGAATAATCTTCCCTTGAGCAACTGTCCAAACAAGTGTGTTCTGTGGAAGACGTAATTCAATATCAAAAATATCATTTGTTCTTAGCTGTGCGGATTGTGCTGCAGTTATATTAACCTTAAACTCACCATCAGCATCATCTAGGTCTTGTTCTGGTGTAATTGTAAAAATTAAGCTTGCGGTATCTGTAATTATTTGAGGATCAACTGGAGTGGTAGGTCTTTTAAACTCTACTTCAATGTCCCAGTCATCAATAGTTAAAGGTTCTTTTGCATCATCTGTTAGGTAAACCTTAAAAGATGCTGTATCTCCTTTTACGATTGTCCAATTAACAAATGGTGGTTTTTCACCAATGTCATAGGTAGATGATTGTCCTCTGTATGTAGCCATTTTTATATTATACCACGATCAAATAGCAATTTAAAATAATTTAAATAAATATCACCAAAACTTGCTTTTGGGGAAATTTTGATGCTATACTTAGATAGTGCTACCAACGGGTAGCATCTTTAGTCTCTAGGAGGTTATTATTATGAGAAGAGATAAAAAGATTTGGATTGGAATCCTTGCTGCACTGGGGCTTATTGCACCATTAAGTAATGCAGCTAATGCTTTAAGTACTGAAAATAATCTAAGTAAACCAGCGCTGTCTGAACCTTCAACCGCCAAGGCGGTTTTTTTGGTTTCTAAGCCTAGAAGTCTGGTAGCAGTAAAAAAGGACCTAAACGTTCTACATAAATATCAAGATGCTGTTAGCCTTACAGATCGTCAGTTAAAAGAATTACTACATGCGGTTGGTTTTCGTGGTGATGGACTTGTGAAGGCTTGGGCGGTAGCTAAAAAAGAGTCTAATGGCCGTCCAATGGCTTTTAATGGCAATGAAAAAACTGGCGACAATTCTTACGGTATATTCCAGATAAATATGATTGGAATGCTAAAGGATGATCGCAAGGCAAAGTTTGGCATTAACTTTAACAGTGAATTGTTAAATCCTGTTATTAATGCACAGGTTGCCTATCATATGAGTAACGGTGGAAAAAACTGGTCTGCTTGGCATGGAATTACGCCAAAGACTAAGGTTTGGATGACTAGGTTTCCTTCCTAGTTCTAGGCAAACTTACTGCTGCTTATATGGTTCATTTCAATATGATTAATATTAAAATGACTTGGCAACTCTGATACCCATCTAATAGACTCTGCAAGATCTTCAGCAGTTAGTGCTATTTCACGCTTTTCTATTAGTGTATCAATAGTTCCAGGGCATATCTCAGTAACCTTAATACCGTATGCAGGAAACTCTAATCGCATAGTATCAACTAGGGCCATCATGCCTCTTTTAGCGTTTGTATAGTTTCCTCCACTACGATATGGAACTTTTCCACCTAACGAACTAACAAATATAATGGTTGGTGAGTCAGACCTTTGCATACATGGAACAAAAAGCTGAGAAAGATACATTGGTCCAGAAACATTTATATCGTAGGCAATTCTAAAATTTTCCATTGTTTCATTGATAAGCATTGTTGGGCTAGATCCACCACCAGCATTATTAACTAAAAGATCTAGGGTTATGTCTTTATATTTTTCAAAGAATTCTTCTATTTGTTTTGAATCAGTTATATCTAGTTGATATGTTTCAACATTATCAGAGTCTATCTGAGATACCCTTGATAAGTCTCTAGAGACTGCTATGACCCTATATCCACTTTCAGATAGCAGTTTTACTGTTGCATACCCAACACCCTTGCTAGATCCAGTAACGATTGCCGTTTTCATTTACATGCTTTCGTTGCGATTAAGATTCATTTCATTATGTATCCAGTGACCAGGAATCATATACTTAAATCCAGACTTTACTACATGTGCCGTGTGAAAATATGGAGGAAATGCTGGAAATATAATTACACTATTTGCTTTTGGTTTTAATCCAAAATCAATTGCACCATTAGCAACAGATATATCATAATCTAAATCTACAGCTGGTGCTGATCCTTTAGAGAAACCATCTGCACTTGTCCATCCGCCATCATAGTCTTTTAACTGAAAAGAAATTTCTCCGCCTTCACAGTCATCATTTAAGTACATAACCAATGAGTATCTTAATGTCTTATCCCCATCTAGCTGGTCAAAATGTGCGCCCATGCCAACTCCAGTATTGTACTTTTTTATATTAAAGGTTGGGAAAAGTCTTGGCTCGTCAAAATCACCTAAAGAAGAGGCGTAGTCTTTGCAAACGTTATACATCGTAGTCATAACAGCATCGTAAATATATTTACTTTTTTCCGCTACTTCTCCACTAAGCCTATTTATCGCATTAATATCAAATGTTTTTGTTTCTCCGTAAATAAAATTTTTATCATTAGAGGCGGTCCAAGGGTTCCAAACATTTACACCTGACTCTGTATATTGCTCAAGGGCATCTAGCTCTTTCCAAACCTTTTTAAAGGTATCAAAGTCTTCAATAGCATCCGTATAGTAGTATGCTTTTGGATCTAGTATTTCTTTATTCATTTGATTCTCCTAGTACTTATTTTTTTCATAAAAGTTTTTTTCTTTAATAAACCCAACAAGAACATATCTTATTGGACCCTCTCCTACGTGCTTAACTCCATGCTCATATTGCTCATTACCTGGAAAAAATAACATAGTTCCTGGCTTAGGCTTTAACTGGATATCAAGATTTGGAAAAAATAGTTCCCCATCTGCGTAGTCATCATTAATATACACAATCGTAGCGTATTTTATAGATGGGTCTGTTTTTTGATCAGTGTGAGATTTTAACTCTACTCCTGCTTGCATTCTTTGAATTGTTGCAAAACCACTTAAAACTAACTCTGGATCAGAATCTATTACCATTGAGTTTATGTCATCATATAATGGCCTGTATATCTCATGACTTGATATATTAAAGTTTTTATCTTTCCAATTTTGAGTAATTTCAAACTTACCTTCAGCAACTAAATTGTCTACATCATCTCTACCAAATTTTTGCATACAAAAGTTTTTTAGGTTTGCGTGATACTCTACTTCCCAGTCTTCTTGAGATGTACTATTAATAATATCCCAAAATGTGTTTATCTGATCTTCTGATAAAAAGTTTTCAACAGAGAATAGTTCTGTAGTAATATCTTTAACTTCATATCCACTATCTATTAAGTGTTTTTTAAAAGTCTCAATCATTTACAATGTCTTCTAACTTGTATTTTTTTCCATTTTTATCTAGTTTCCAACCCTGCTTAAGCAACTCCTGCCATTCTGCTCTTTCAATTTCTTGTTCTGCTCTAGTGGCTTTCATTTCTGCAGCCCATGCATCTCGTAGTTCTTGTGGGTAATCTGACTCTTCTCTATCATCCCAGAAAGACCCAATGGTGTATCTTACTCCACTTTCTATTAGGGATACTTCGTGCATGTTGTTAAATCCACCGTCAAAAACAGCAAGCATTCCTACCTGTGGTTTAATCTCTATGTCTTGATCTGGGAATCTAAGAAGACCACCTTGAAAGTCATCGTTCAGGTATAAGAATCCAGCGTATCTGCTTCTTGTAAATGCTCCAGAGTTACCATGCTCGTCAGTATTATCTGAGTGAACTCTTGCATATGCTCCTGGCTCCCATTTTTGCGTATGGTATCCAATTTTTGAAATTGTTTTTGGGTCAAGTCCATGTACTGATGCAATTGCTTCTGGCATTGCATTTTCAATGTCTGAAAATATGGTTGGGTTTAATCCAGCATCAATAACTTCTTGATCGTTGTCTTGTGGCAAAACTGAAGAGTATGATTCATAAAATGATATAGGCATCCAAGAAATACCACCATTTTCAGCCTGTTTATCTAAAACTTGAATAATCTTTTCAGACTCTTCTTTAGTTAAAAAGTTTTCATAAAGAACAATATCTTTTGTCAATCTAACTTTATTGTTTAAGTTCATTTTAATCTCACTCCATTTTCTATTACTGCTCTTTGTGGATGCTTTAGTCTAAACTGTTCTTCTAGTTCTGGCTGCATTTTTGCCCAGACCTCTTTGCCAAACTCTGCTTCTTTTTCATACCATTCATCTGTTCCAGATTGATATTTTTGCCAATACATTCTTGATAAAAATTTATTTTTGTTATAAGATGGCATTACTCCATGCAAGTATGGCATTCCATCTTCTGTCAAATAGTCTGGATGTCCTGATGGAAAGACTAAAAGATCTCCTGCTTCTGGCTTATACTTTACAAGCTTGTCTCCCATTACAAAATCAACTTCTCCACCTTCATAATCATCATTAAAATATATTGTGCAAGTTATTACAAATTTATATCCTGGAGACTCACCTTGTTCTCTTATGTAGTCTGAATGATATCTCATTCCAATTGAATTATCTTTTGTGCTTATATGGTATTTTCCAATTGTTCCTCCAGTCCATCTCCAGGTAGGTACGGTATTACCAAACTCATCTACAGATGTTTCATTTAAATCTATATCAATATTATGTCTTTTAATATAATCTTCTGTAACTAAATGGAATTTTTCCATCATCTCTACAGTAAAGTTTTTTTGATTTTCTTGGGTCTCTGTTGTTGTTTCTATATCTTTTATATTTCCATATTTTTCTGACATAGAAAAACCAGGAATTATTGGATTTAAATAATCTCCAAAAATAGACCATTGTGTCCAAGGACCAAAAAGTCTATCATCTGACTCTACTAAAGAGTCTGTTAAAACCTTGTAAGATTTTGAAATATCTTTAAACATGTTTTTGTAAACAAGAATGTTTGGATATATTTCTACTGCTTCAAGGTTTGATGTTGTCATTTATGGCTTCCTGTCTCCAGTATGTT